TCGATTAAGTTTAAACCAGAGGTTGGGAAGTTTTTGGTTTTTCCCTCATACTTGAGGCATTTCGTATATCCTTTTAGATGTAACGGTGAAAGAAGAAGCATGAGTTTCAATGCTGATATGAGGTTACAATGAGAAGAAGATATAAAGATGGGTCAAAAGTTAAAGGTGGATGGTCACCAAAAGGAAGAAAAAATGATAGAAACTTATCTCATTACGATGACTCAAAAGACGCTTATTGGACAAAAGTTGGTGATGAGTTTTTTAAGAAAAAATCTAAGAAAGTAAAAAAATGATTTTAGTAGATATGAACCAGATTAGTCTGGCAAGCGTAATGATGCACTTAAACATAACCAAGCGTGATAGTGTTGATACAGGTATAGTGCGACACATGATACTCAACTCACTTCGCATGTATCGTCAAAGTTATTTCAAAGAGTTTGGTGAGCTTGTCATATGTTATGACTCCAAAAATTATTGGAGAAGAGAATACTTTCCAGAATACAAAGCTGGAAGAAGAAAGTCTAGAGAAACATCTAGTCACGATTGGAACGATATCTTTGAATGTTTAAATGCCATCAAATCAGAGATAAGAGAAAACTTTCCATACAAGGTTCTTGAAGTTTATGGTGCAGAGGCAGATGATATTATTGCTGCACTGTGTGGTGAGTTAGAGTTTGACAACGGTAAGACATTAATTCTATCTGGAGATAAAGACTTCATTCAACTACATAGATTTAAAAATGTAAAACAGTATAGTCCTATCACAAAGAAGTTTATCAATGGAGAAGACCCAACGGAGTATCTGTATCAACACATACTCAAAGGTGATTCAAGCGATGGTGTTCCCAATGTGTTATCACCAGATAACACTTTCGTTGATGGGTTACGACAAAGACCCTTGAGCAAGAAAAAGATTTCAGAGTGGGCTGGTCCGTTATGTGAACAGGTTCTACCGAATGATGAGTTAAAGAGAAATTATCAGAGAAATAAAAAGCTGATTGACTTGCAAGAGACACCAAAGGAGTTGCACCTTGAGTGCATTCGCACATACCAAGACGCCCCAGAAGGTGACCGTAGTAAACTACTAAATTACTTTATAAAGAATAGATTGAATGATCTAATGGAAAACATAGGAGATTTTTAATTATGGCTTACACACCACTCTTTTCCGAGATATTACAAAAAGTCGGAAAGTTGAAAACTAAGAAGCAGAAAATCGAATTTCTGAAACAAAACAATACGGACGCACTTCGCATGGTTGTGAAGTCATCTTTTGACCCAAATATTATTTGGGTATTGCCAGAGGGTCCAGTTCCATTTAAACCGAATGATGTACCAGAGGGAACAGAGCATACCATTCTGGCTTCTGAAGCTAGAAAGTTGTATAATTTTGTTGAAGGTGGAAATGGTGCATTAACCAAAAACAAACGAGAAATGATGTTTGTTCAAATGTTAGAAGGCCTTCACAAAGACGAAGCAGATGTGATTATTGCTGCAAAGGATAAGTCTCTCCATAAAGTATACAAGGGACTGTCTGCGGCTGTGGTTAAAGAAGCTTTCAATTGGGACGATAACTTTATGATTAAAGACAATGCGAGTCCAAAATATGAACAATATGCTCAACGAGCAAACGTCTGAACTTGAATTTTTAGAGCATCTCGCATTTAGTCTTTTTCAAAGCGAACAGTTTTTTGACTCTGCTATCTGCTATGAAAGAATAATTGAACTTGATCCTAGTCACGCAAAGGCATACTACAATCTAGGTGTTGTGTTGCATGATATGGGTAAGTTCGATTATTCTCTTTTGCACTATGAGAAAGCAAAAGAACTGGGATACGACTGCTCTAGAGTTAATCTCAATATTGGAATGCACTTCCTCAAGTTGCGTGATTTCAAAAATGGTTTTGAATGTGTTGATTTGCAATCGGGTGGTGCATGGCGTCTTGGTCAAAACTTTGATGTAAATAAAGATAGGTTGTCTGATATAGAGTTGTGGGAAGGCCAGAATCCACAGGGTAAAAACATATTGGTTTACAGTGAGCAGGGATTTGGTGACAATATTCAGTTCAGTAGATATTTACCAGAGCTATCACGGTTGAGTGGTGATGTTACTTTTTTGTGTTATGACGCACTTGCTCCAGTGATTAGAAATAACCATGCCTTTGATGATATAGATGTGCTAGACAGTATTAACGAATATGTGATTGACCTTGATTATAGGGTTCCGTTGATGAGTGTTCCTAGACTGATTGAAACCACCTTTGATGATATACCACTTGCAGAGGGGTACTTTGCAAAAACATCCAACAAGGATTGGGGCCTATCAAGTGACAGGATGAATGTTGCAATTGCATGGGAAGCAACCAAGAAAGACTCAAGGCGAAGTATCTCTCTTGACCTAATCAAAAATCTATGTGACAACCCCAAGATTAACTTTATCAATATACAGAAGGATTCTGAACACGATATTGATGGTGTAGTGCGTGTCGGTGATAGAATACAGGACTTTACTGACACTGTGGACATACTATCTCAATGTGACCTTCTAGTGTCCACTGATACAGCTATGACGCATGTAGGGGGTGCTTTAGGGGTTCCTACACACCTTCTACTGCACTACTCTGCTGATTGGAGATGGTTCACTCACGATATGAACCACAGCCCTTGGTACGAATCAGTGTCTATTTTTAGACAAAAAACACCTCAAGATTGGATATCACCAATAAATGAGGTCAAAAAAAGATTCGGAGTCCTTATAAATCAATGACTTAATGTGTGATTTTTTTCTTGACATTGCCATCACTATATGCGACAATGTATATAGTGAGAAAACAAACGAGGTTGATATGACTACTAATTGCGTTCCCACTGAAAACATTAAAAAAGGTCTTCTTGTTGTGTATATTCATGGATATGGGAAGAACAAATCTGAATATATCGGTGAATTTAAGGGATATGAAGGAAACAAAGTTCGTATTGGACGTTGGGAGTTTAAAGACGCCGTTGTTCTTAAAGAACGCCTACTTGGTGTTTTTGACTGTCCTAAAGAGGGTGTTGTAATGGGAGTGGAGATATGAATATTACACCAGAACTCAATCCCAAGGGTCTTCAGACCTTTATGGAAGACCTTTGGGGCGCCGAAGGCGACTTCATTGATACACCTCTTGGTAGAGGTCGTATTGAGAATGTTCGTACCAAAGCTGGTATTGACCTTGAGGTGATGGTCAAAATCCCCAACATTGACGGATTCACTCTATTTTCTGGTATTGAATTATTTGCGGATAATGCTTAAATGATTGGTATTGAAGTAACAGGTGGTCTAAAGAAAGACCGTGAACTAGCAGATGAGATTGTCTGGTGGTGCATGGATATGCTTTTACCTCGCCACCGTACTTTAGATATTGATGTGAAGTTCACTAAAACTATTGAGGATGGTGCTCAAGGGTTCTGCTATCAGGGTGATGATGACCGTGACTTCACGATTGAGATTGACCATCGTTTGAGCCGGACTGTTTCTAAAGAAGAGTTCATTGAGTGTATCATCCATGAGATGGTTCATGTTTGGCAAGTTGCCACTGGTCGCATGAAAGATAAATTTCGTGGTGGATACAAACAGTTGTGGAAATGTAAGGACGGTAAGTATCGTAACTACAACAAGACTGCATATGAGAAGCAGCCTTGGGAAGTTGAGGCTTACAAGATGCAAGGCCCCTTAACTGAAACCTTTATGAAGGAGTATGGATATGAGTAATATGAAAAACTACATGCTGGATGTTGAAGAGTTCTGTGATGGATACGCTTTCGGTGGTGACGAGCACTGCATTGATGAAGTCGCTGCTGCCGCTGATAACGCTTTTCGGTCAACCATGGCTGGTGATTATGCCAGGGATTATCTCACATGGAAATTTGGCAAATGAAGGAACTTATAACTGCTGGACTGCTGTTTGTTTCCTCGCCTGTTGAACTGTTAAACGAAAAACAGACTTACAGTGCAGAAGAGCATGTTCAATGCCTCGCTGTAAATATTTATCATGAGGCAAGGGATCAAGGTACGGCAGGGAAACTTGCTGTATCTGCTGTTGTTCTTAATAGAGTGAATGATAAAAGGTTTCCAAACACCGTGTGCGAGGTGGTTCTTCAGGCACATATGAAAAAATCATGGAAAACTGGACTACCTATTCCTATCAGAAACAAGTGTCAATTCAGTTGGTATTGTGATGGTAAATCGGATGAAGTGAAGGACGAAAAAAGTTATCAAAAGATACTTGACTTTGCTCGTCTAATCATGCATAATGGTATAAAGTTCGTTGATATAACTGATGGTGCTACACACTACCATGCTGATTATGTCAAACCATCTTGGGCAAAAACCAAGACAAGGACCACAGAGATTG